AAGAAGCAACACTAGAAATTCAACCATTGAAAAGAGGAAGAATTAAGCTTCGCATGATGGGCACGACCCCATTATATTTTAACAGCATGAGCAGCAAGGCCATGCGTGATCTTTTAATCGGTGGCGGCAAGAAGACAGCCGCGCAACGTAAGGAGATTAAACACAACCCAGAACAGGAGTTCCGAGATTCGGTGTACAAGAAACCGTTTGGAGAAACTCTGTTATGTTTCCCTGCTCCAGGGGTCAAGGGCGCGATGGCGACGGCGGCATTGGAAACGGACGGCATAACCAAGACCAGTGTTCAGCGGTTGATTTTTCTACCACAAACTCACGTTCAGATCTGGGGGACACCGCAACTGAAGATTGACATGGTTCGATCTGCGGACATGAACAAGACCCCAGACATGAGAACCCGTGCGTATCTACCTCGGTGGTGTGCGGAGGTTGACATTGCGTATGTTCAGCCGACGCTCAGTCAGTATTCAATTGTATCGTTGCTGACAAACGCAGGCTCGATCGTTGGAATTGGAGACTTCCGACAGGAGAAAGGGCGTGGTTCGTTTGGTACGTTTGCTGTGCTGACAGAAGACAGCATGGGCGACTATCAGAACGAGTGGGATGAACTCATGAAAGAGGGACGCGATGTTCAGCAAGAGGCATTGGACAACCCAGTGTATGCTGACGAGCAGACCAATGAGTTGATGCAGTTCTTGGACGAGGAACGAGCACGAAGAGACGTTACTCTCATAGCTGCGGAATAAAATAAAAAAGGATCGGGGGCTGAGTGCCCCCATCCATTCAGAGATACAGCCGTGACCAACTGGCAGGAGGTGGTGTTAGTCTCACCAATGTTGGCGGCAAGCTGTGAGTGCCTTAACCGCAGCAATTAGAGGGGGGCTTTTGAATCTCCGCCCCCTGATCTAATATTTTGGTCAAGGTTATACGGTCACAGAATGGTGAGGTCGGGCACGGAATGGTGAGGCGGATTGTGGTGAGGCGGTCAAGTCGGGGTCAGTCGCGTTGTGTCTGGGTCGGGTACGTCTGGGTAAGGCCGGGTACGTTAAGGCGGGGCGCGGTTTAGGTACGGCGGTCATGTCGCGGTTCGGTTGGGTCGCATAAGGTTCGGTTGGGCAAGTTGTGGTAAGGCGGTCTAGGTTCGTCCCGGTTGGGTGCGTTTCGCTGCGGTATGTCATGTCGGTCAAGGCACGGCGGGGTCGGGCAAGGTCAGTTCCGTTTCGGCACGGCGGTCACGGTATGGTGGGGCATCGTATGTTGTTTCGCGGTTGGTCAAGGCACGGCGGTCGAGGTGTGGTTCATCATGTTGTGTCACGGTACGTTCCGGTGCGGTTAGGCGAGGCGGTCTTGGTTTGATGGAGTACGGATCGGTATGGTCGGTTCGGTGCGTCATGGTATGTCGGTCGCGGCGCGGCGCATGGGTTTTGGTATGCCTAGGTCCGGCAAGGCACGGCGGTCAATTAACAGCTAATAGAAGGAGAAAAAATATGGCTGGTTTTCCAAAGAAAGAACGTCAAAGAATTATTGACGAATACTTAGCGGCGTCAGGTCGCAATATGTTTATACCACATGAGTTTGTGGATTGGTTGGGTGGACAACCTGATCATGAGGCTTACGAATGGTTTTATGGTATGGATGACATGGAAGCTGCGAGACAATACCGAATTGGTTTGGCTCGTCAGATGGCAAGTGGACTAAGGATCGTGATTAAAGAATCACAAGAACAAGAACAACTTCCGATTATAATAAAGACCAGGGAATATCCTGCGTTGATCTCTCCGAGAGAGAACAGAAAGAACGGTGGTGGTTATGTGGCTTTTGATCCTGACAATGAGAACGATCAACAAGAACTCAGAAGACAGGCCGCAACGTCGATGGCTGCGTGGCTTTCACGTTATCGTGGATGTGCGGAAAGTTTTGGGTTAGACTTAACACCATTAGAAGAAATCACTCAAGCATTGAGAGGAGTAGAAGATGATCAAAGAATTTTGGAAGAAGCTAACTAGCAAGCGTCAAAGTAACAAGGCACTTACTCGGAAGGAGCAAGTCTTGGCTGAACTCGATCGAGGCCCAGGAACCGCTCGGCAACTCGCAGACCGAATGGGTTTGAAGTTATCGATTGTGCGAAACAATCTTTCGCAGCTACACAAAAAAGGTTTGATTCGGGACACTAATATAGACGCAGGCGCAGAGGGCGTGTGGGAGGTGGTCAAGGATGTTTAAACTTTTCTACACGTTACTCGTTATTGAGTACGTGGTTGAAGACCAAGACGTAGCTACGTCTGTTATCTTCCCGAGTGAGGAAGCTTGTTACGATGCTATGGGCGACGGTGTCATGGATAATCTCTATGACATCCTCGCTGATACCTACGGCAGGGAGATCATGATGTACTGCAAACGCACACCGTTTGTGTCAGGTGTAAAAGAACTTGATGTCAAACCGAGGTTGCGTCCAGATGGGTGATGAATCATTAAACCCCGCACAACAATCTGAGTACAGATTTTTAAAGCAGCAAGTCGATAGACTCTCAAACGAACTGGGGCGCACGGATAGTCATCCGAATGTGCAACAGGATCTGTGGAGGGCGCAGCAAGAACTCAAAAATTTTGTCAGAGATCTGAGAAAGGTAGGAATTAAAATATGAATTATGTAAAAGGCAAGGTGTACGACACCGATGAGGATCGCATTCGGTATGAAGATGCGTATCGAAAAGCGTGGATAGCACAATGTAAGGTGGACGCAGCGGTCAATCCAAGAGTGATGTTGAAGCTACCAGAAGAACGGAAGAAACAAATTCAACCAGAGAGTCGTCCGCTCAATGCATTGGGGCGCACGGTTAATAATCTTTTGAAGCATAAGATGGGTGTGCCCGAGATATCGGACTCACTTGAGATTGCTCAATCGGAAATAGAAAACATGATAAGAAAGTACGGGCTACCGAGGGATGAAAAACCTAGACTTAATAAGTGATTTAATCAAAGGACTACAGAAACAGATCGACGATATTGAATGGGAAGACCACACAGATCCCAGGATCGAGGGTCTAGTTCAACAACTCAATCATTACAAAGACAAACAAGAGAAAGGAGAAATCTATGAGCCACGTTTTTAATATCGACAACACGCGCAGACAACAGATCATGGTGGAATACATTACCGAAACAGGCAGTGGGTTCGCAGTGACGCCGGATGGAGAGCAGGTGTTCATGAATAAAAGGTTGGTTGACACAATGGATGTGCAACCTGGAGACATTTATGGTGCGTTTTTACTACCGAATTACCCAGACAAACGGGACGCAATCCCGTGGAGAGCCATGCGTGTGGAACCAGTGGAAGTTGATCTGGACCTGACGCATGTTAAGTCAGATGCGTTGACCAATCGGATTGTAAAATGGATGCAGGGTTCCGATCCTGACATAGCATTCACTGCCTCCGAGGTGGCGCAAGAGTTGGAAGAAGAGTATGACGATGTTTTGGCAACGCTTGAGTCCAACAAACAATTATTTTTTAAAACGGATGCATACATATTGCTTTCCACCGACAACTAATATATAACGAGACTACAAGTAAAAGGAGACTATCATGGCGAAGAAGAAAGAAGAGCCAAAGTTCCGCAACGTGGCCTTGTTACCAGAGGATCATGATCGTTTGCGGGAGTTAGCTGATGCGGATCAGCGGACAATGACACGACAGTTGTCGGTCATCATTAGAAAAGAGTATGCAAATCAGAAGGAACCTGTTACAGTTTAGGTACAACTACTGCTCGATGGAGACCATGCCTGTGGTCTTCGCCTCAAACTAGGGGACGTTGCTCCATACGTCCCCTTACTTTTTCTTAGGCCATTCCCCTTTTTTATATCCGCGTACTTCGGCTATGCCTGCGGAGCCTCTGGGTTTGAGGTTGGAACAGAATGCTTTGGCTACATCGTAGCTCAGTCCTGTCATTTCAGATAATTCTTTAGCTGCTGTCTCTCGGGAAGCGTATCCAGTTGCACGTTCTTCCATAAGTTTGGTTATCTTTTTGGGGTCAACGTCAGCCATTCTCTTGCTTCTTCTCCTAATACTCTGGCTCCGATGTCGATCTTGTTGCGAAGAGCTTCAACAATCTTCTCGTCAATCGTACCTTCGGATATCAGATCTATGTATGTCACGTTATTCTTTTGACCAATGCGGTGTGCTCGATCCTCAGATTGGATTCGTGTCTCCAGGTTAAAGTCATTGGCATAATATACCACGAGGTTTGCCTCAGTCAAAGTCAATCCGTATCCGGCGGTGGCAGGATTGCCTACAAAGAACCGTAGCTTGGATCCGTTCTGAAAGTCTTGGACAATCTGATTGCGTTCATCGTCTGTCGTGTCACCGTAGTATGCCGCAGCTGAACCTTCTCCGTACTCTTTGTTCAACATCTCCGTGATCTTGATGATGTCGTAACGGAATCGTGACCAGATGATTGCCTTGCCGTCGTGCTCGTCCATGATTTCTTTGAGTGCATCCATCCGGCGTGACGGAAAGTATTTCATTTCACCGTCGTCCGTCTTGATATGTCCAGACATGACCTGTTGGATGCGTAACATCTGGGTAATCACGGCAGGTGCAGACACTATCTCGCCGTCTTCGAACATCAGCATAGCTAGTTGCTGTAGTTCCATGTACATCTTAATCTGTTCATCCGTCAGTGTGACGTACCTGGCGGTGTAGACTTTCTCGGGTAGATCCAGACAGTCCTTCTTTAATACACGGAAAGAAAACTGGTCGATCTTTTCTGTCAGTTCATCGAGGTTCTTGTAGCCGACGACCTGTTGAAACGAATGTGCACCCATGGTGCGGCGTTGCACAACGGCGTATCTGCCTTGGAATGTATAGAAAGATTCGTGGCCCAAGAGTCCCGGTCTAAGGAACTCGGTCTGCGAATATATATCCAGAGGACTTTTTGTAATCGGAGACCCTGTCAAGAGTCTTCTGTACTTGAACCCCGCTGCGATCTTCATTAAAGATTTACTGCGCTTGGCCTTATGGTTTTTAATGGTGGTGCTTTCATCGATTGCTATCAGGCCGTTGGCCCCAAGCGCACGAGCCATCCACTCCCCTGCTGTCTGACCTTTCTTTGTAGAGAAAGCCTCAATGTTCATGACGAAGATTGTCAGCCCTGCAAACTGATCCTTGACAGAGCGCATTTCTTCCTGTTGTTTTTTATTAGGAGAGGAGACCCACCGAATCATACGGTATGGTACATCATCAGACATATGCTCTGGGATTTCTTTGGTGACCCAGTTGCGATAGACGCCCTTCGGTGCGAGAACCAAGGCGAAGTTTATCTGTCCATTGAGGAACAACAAACCCAGGTTGTCGATCAGAACTTTGGACTTACCAGTTCCCATCTCCATGAATAGACCGAACTCTTGTCGGTGCCAACCTTTCTCCAACGCTTGGCGCTGATGGTCGAACGGTTTTATTTTAAAATTGTACTTGACAGTCATCACATACCTCCACTATAGTCCACCTTACGGATGGCAAAATGGTTTGTCAACCCAGTCCTGAAGAGGAGAAAAACTTATGGATGATATTTTTGAAGACTACTTCGACGACGGAAAGGCTCTTTCTAAAGTCGATACTGGAACAGGGAAACAATTAAGTGATCTTGTTCGCAAGCTGCGTAAAGTTGAAGATCAAATAGCTGACGCAGAACAATACTTGAAAGCTGTTAAGCTCGAGAAGCACAAGCTTTCAACTGAAAACATTCCGGCACTTATGGATGAAATGGGTATGGATCGAGTAGACGTGGACGGGTTGACTGTCACACGTAAGATGATCGTACATGCATCGATCCCATCAGAGCGCAAGGAAGAAGCCTTTGCTTGGCTACGTGAGAACGGGTTGGATGACATCATCAAGAATGATGTGACGTGTTCTTTCGGGAAGGGCGAAGACAATGTAGCAGGGGATGTCGTTGGTCTCTTGCAGGAGCGTGGCTTTGATCCAAAGACCAAGACGCACGTTCACCCATCCACTTTGAAAGCGTTTGTCAAAGAACGTGTAACGGACGGGAAACCAATCGACCTGGATATGTTCGGGGCATACATCAACAACGCAGCAGAAATACGGAGGAAAGCGTAATGGCGAATGCAGTAGCGAAAACAAAAGGTGTGGAGGTAAGCACCGATGTATTAGACGATATCTTTGAAACCGCAGGGGATGGTGCATCCTTTGACAGTTCGGAGATGCAGATACCGTTTGTTCGGATCTTACAGGCTATGTCACCACAACTCAGCAAAAAGAAACCTGAGTTTATTGAGGGCGCATCACAGGGAGATGTATATAATACGGTGACCAGTCAGTATTGGGATGGTGAAGAGGGCATTGTTGTGATTCCTTGCTATCAAACCACAAAGTATTTGGAGTTCATTCCACGCGAACAAGGCGGTGGATTTCAAGGAGAGATCCCTGCAAACGATCCAATTCTTACAAAAGCTAAGAGAGAAGGATCGAAGGAGATACTTCCAAGCGGCAACGAACTGGTCAAGTCAGACCAACACTACTGCTTGGTAGTCGAAGAGGATGGTTCGTTTCAACCTGCGGTGATTGACATGAAGTCTAGCCAGTTGAAGGTGAGCCGTCGTTGGAAAACACAAATCGCAATGCAGAAAGTAAAGCACCCGAAGACAGGTAACATGGTTACTCCGGCGGTGTACGCTACGATGTGGCGACTTGCTACTACCGAAGAGTCCAATGACCAAGGTACGTGGGGCAACTACACTATTGCGAA